TGGTAAAACCTCAGGGATCATGAGTAAAACTTCCACTATTTTAGCCGGGACATTGGTTCACATAGAGTGTATGAGAATTGCAAGCTAAGTATCTAACAAACACATTTTCTGACTAGGAGCGTCATCGAGTGAAAACACACGTTTCTTTGGTTTATCTCTGTCTTTAAACTGTGAAAGAATCTTAGTTGTTCTAGCAGATGGTAGGGTTTGTAGTACCCCTACACCAGCTTTAACAAACGAAGAGTTGACTTCTTCCATAGACAAACCGTAGATGTGCATTACAGCCTCCCTGGCTATCACATCGTATGCGACCTTACTTGTCTGATCAATTTTAGATCTCATGTCTTCCGCACTAAGAAACCGATGCGCGTCTTCGACATGAGGCTTGTCAGTCAAGCCGTCAGCTACCCTTATAAGTGTATCACGTATGGCTGGGAGGAATCTCACTTTGTATGCGGCAGATAGGTATTTTCCTGCCATATACTCTGGATCCGGAACACTACTAAGCTTAGGTCTGACATTAAGCTTAGCTAAGATTCTTCCCAACTTAGGGACTGGGATGGTGTCTGTGTCAGACTCATATACGCGCGTTTGCAAGAAAGTAGACTTTGACCTTTCGGGTATCTGGTATTCGTATTTCATACCAGACGCCTCAGCTGCTTCCTTGGTTGCTAATGCAACTGCCTCCGCTGAGCCAGTTGTATATGATTCGACATCATCCCCGTACACCAGAACACGGAGCTGTTCCTCTCCGCTGATGGCTGAAACTGAAGCTAGATTGTTGGCTGCATTAAGACACACATTATTAATGGTCACCATGCATTCGCCACTATGGTTCTGTCCTTTAATAGACCACTGGGTTCCTAACTGTCTACTATAGGCAATACAATCTACTTGCTCCAAATACTCTTTGAGCCACCACTCTGGTGCACCTAGCCTCTTGAACACACATGCGTTAAGTTTACGTACCTGCACTGGATGTGTGGCATCCTGGTTAGAATAGTCACCCTCAATTACTGCTCCCTTTTGCCTTGCACGTAACTCTGCGACGTCTTTGTCACCCATTCCACAAGGATAGATTATCCTAACATTGGGGTAGGTGTCATTGTCTTCCGACAATCGCAGTGCCAATCTGTCATTAAGGATATTAGTCACAATCCCAAACTCCAAGTTAGTTTCGTCGGAGTATTGATGGATGACTCTCCCATCTGACCCAGTAGGCTTAAGGGTAATCTCTGCTTTCGCAAAGACTTCTGCACGCGTATTGGCTTGCCAATAGCGGGGCTCGGAGAACAATTTTCTCATGCGGGCTTGTTTGTCAGGGCTCTGTTTAGATAGCCAGTGTTCGACCTCTTCGGGTCCAACTCTGATTCCAGGCGCCTGATCACCCATCATGTTTAGTAGTTTCCTGTATCCCTCTATCGTGGCGCTGCCACACTTTTCCTGCGGGACCACGTCGATCCTTTTGGCTGCCGCATTCAAAGTTGTAGCTGCGTCGTTACGCGTGATGTTCAAAG